TCGCCCCTTTGGGCGGGAAATAAAAAAAACGCGCCGCCTCTGCTGAGACAACGCGAAACACACTCATGAAATGCCGACCACCTCACCGACGATAATACGCTTTAGCGTCCGGCCCCAGCATCTGCTTCAGGCTGGCCTCGCGCACCATCGGCCCGAAGATCGCATCGTCGTATTTGTGGACGAAATCAGGCAACGCAATCGCGCCCTCTTTCCATGCTGCGAACGCCCCCCCACCCATCTGCTGGCGCTGGCGATTCTCTGGCAACGCCTCGAACCAATCGGTTCCGGTCTGGATGTCTCGGCTCATCCCGCGCACCACCGCAATCGCCGAGCAGCGCCCGTTGTGATGATCAGCCACATCCTCATCCAGCCGCATCGTCGTCCCGTGTAGCGCCACACACGACATGCACGTCCGCCCGTCTAGTGCCGCCACCCGGATTTTGTGGCTGAAAATATCCGCGTTCGCCATGTGATAGGTCGTCAGCGATTTGCGGTAGCTGCTCAGTTGCAGCGTCCGCATCATCGTCCCGGCACGATTGATCGGCAACCCCTCCACCGCGTCAGCCAGCGCCCGCGCCGTCGTAAGCGGATTTAAGCCTTCAACCATCCCGCGCACCACGACCTTCAAGATGTCATCGGTGACGTTGGCCGAAAATCTCTTGATTTCGCGCTGCCATGCCTCCGAGGTGGCGGTGTCAATCAGCCGCGCCACCGCTTCCGGGTCGGGCGTCTTCCACGCCACCCCGATTTGTGCCAGTGCCGAGTCGCCGATGCCCGGCAGAGACAGCTGCCGAGCCAGTGTGCTGCCCGCCTGTATTCCCGTCTGCTGAAGCTGACCCGCCGCGTTGTTCAGCAGCGGGCGCACCGCCCCCAGCTGTTCTTGTAATTCCGCCCGTAGCAAACGGACGGCAGGGTGGTCAGGCGTGATCGCGATGCCCTTTGCGGCTTCTGACTCAATCAAGCCCAACAGACTTTTTGTGCGTGGGTTGCCCGTCGCGCCGCTGATGGCTTGCACGACCAGATCGGCGGCGCGGGTGTAATTGCCGTCCAGCAGACGCATGACCAGCGTCCGAATAGTTTTCGTCTGCTGAGTCGGGAGCATGAACTTAGACCAGATCCATGATAGCGCCACTGTTGCAGATGCACAGCGTGATCGTCGTAGCGTCGAATACGACGGCCACCACCGAGACATACGAGGTACCTTCGGTCAGGTCGGTGGTGTAGACGGTACAGACATCGCCCGCCACGCTGCTCAGGCAGTAGACGTGACCCGGACGCAAGCCCGTCGCACCGTTGATTTGACCGGAGACCCCGTACACCACCGGCTGATTGGCAGCGCTGGCCGCTGACAGTGCGATGCCGACCACGTTGGACGTGCCGAGTACGCCCGCCGCCGCTGGCACAAGTTTCCCAGAGCTATTGAGCGCGACCACTTCGCCGACGGCGATAGCTGCGCCAGAATCACCGCTCTGGCGGATACAATTGGTCATGGGTGTGAGGGTGGTTGGAAGTGAAATGACTGCCATTAGGTTTGGTTCTCCAGTTGTAAGGGTTGATCGAGGGTAAAATTGTCTTGACTATCATCAACAGCGCTGCCCATGCCGGGGAAACCCCCGCCGAGCGCTGCCAAGCGAGCAGCGTTATCGCCGCGTTTGCTTATTAGGATGGCGTCTATCTTCTCAGCGTCCCAGCCAAAGACTTTGGCAACTTCTTGGAGGAAGGTGCGTTCATCAATCCGGTCTGCCAGCTTCAAAGCATTGTCGATGACCGCAGCATCATTGCGGATTTCGGCGGACTTCCACTGAGTCTTAGGCCGCCCGATTTTTGGCGGCGCGTCGCCAAACGCCTGCTGGACGCGGTGCGCCAACGTGACCGCATCCTCCCAGCTATTTCCGAAACTGACGTGCAGACGCCGCAGACGCCCCAGCAGACCGGCCTCCAGTTGCTTGAGCGCCTCGCCGCTGGTGTTGGCCGAGACCGTCTTGGTCATCGGTATCCGCGAAATCATGTACATCTGCTCAATCAGGAATTGTGCTTGTCCCAGATATTGGCTCAGGTCGCCCTGCGGCAAACTCCCAATTTTGATGGCGCTGTACCACGCCACTTGCTCAGCCGATGGGGTCGCGGGCAAATTGGTCTTGGGGTCAACTCCGGGCGCAACATGGAAAAACATGCCGGGCGTCACTTGCGCCGGGGGTTTCGCCCCAAACATATACCGAATCGGGAAAGCGGTCAGTTCCGCCGTCATCGTCATGCTCATCAGCGTCCGATTCAAGATGTCCTGAATCGGGATCACCCCTTCGAGGATTGACACGCCATAAGCGTTATAGCGTTTCCCGTCGTTGCGAAAGTGGATGACCGGCACGCCAATCGGCTTGCCATCCAGCATCCACGGCTCCGGCCACGCCTTATCCATCGGCTGATATTTGCTGATGATCTCGCCATCGATCAGGTATTTCTCTACCCGGTCAGGCCAGTAGATATTGACGCGGGAGATGTTCGTCACCTTGTCTTTGCTGGTGAGTGTTTCCTGCCATATCTTGATGGCGGCTGCCGGTTTGCGCTTGTTGGCGCTGTAGACCACGATCACGCCTTCGATGCCGTCATACGCCTGCTCGTGCGTTAGGATGACCTCTTTGGTTTCGTTGTCATATTCGACCAATAAAAAACTGTTGCCGTCTCCGATAGCCGCCTCATGTAAATCAAGTTGCAACCCGTCGAATCGGTTGGCGTCCAACAATTCTTTTACCCAAACGGAGCCGGTCGGGTTATTGCAATCAATCGACGTGACTTCCAGACGGTCTACCGGCGTGGCGACGATATTCCCGCAGTGGTTGACCGCGAACGGCGCGCCAGCGTGCTGGGGGTCAAGCCGCAGCATAGCCGTCATCTCTGGCGTGAGCTTCATCGCGTGTTCGCCGTCGGCGTACTGCCGGGCCAGCGTCACCTTGCCAGCCATCACCTCTTGCTCTGTGCGCCAGCCATCCCACGCGATTTGGTCGGCCAGCGCAGGGCTAAGCTGCAAAATGCTCTTGATTGCGTTGAGTGCGTTCATCCCGACCCCGCTGCTTTTCTTCCATCGTACAGGCGCAAAACCAGATTATCGGAAATTGCCTAACCCGCCCAAGACGCTGCCCCCGTATCGTTGGGCGCTGACCGCTGGCCGCCATCGATGCCCATGACCAGATAACGCAGCGAGTCCAGCGCATGGTCGTTGGATTTTACCGGCTCTTCGGTGGAGTGACCGTCGCGCATCTTGCGCCAATGGTATTGTTCAAATTCAATCGGGGTATGCACTACCGCTGACTTATTGAGCAGCAAGCGCGGCATCCCGTCCGGTTGCCTAACAAGGCGATTCTTGACCGCTTGGATACCAGTAGATACGGTGTTATTCGCGCCGACGGCGTTCAAACCCTTGTCGCGCATCTTGCGGATATAGTCCGGCTCGGACGGGTCACACCACAGAATTGAAATGTGCCACGTCTCTTGCAGTTGTTGGGCGACCCGCACCCAGTCCTCAATTAAGCGACGCTCGACATATTCCTCATGCAAAATCCATAGGCGATTGTCGAAGTCGATACCGCCGACCTGAATAACGCCAGCGTTAGAATAACCCCAGTCCACGCCGGCAAACACTTCTTTGAATTGTTCCGGCATCACAGACCGTGTGTGCAGACCCCGATCAAATTCAGGGTAAATCAAGCCTTGGAATGAGACGAATCCGCCCTCGATTTCCTGATAGGCATAGTCGCCTGTGTACTTGGTCAACAGGCTTCTGATGTATTTGTCGGTCAAAAACGGGTTCTTCCACGTCGGGACGCTGTAGCATTTATAGCCCGCTTGGTCGCGCCCGAAATCCCGCCACATCCAATTCCGCCCTTTGGGGGTCGAGGTAAGCCAGTAATAGCCGTCTCCATGCTCACGCAGACGGCCAATCATGACCAGCTGAACTTCTGGCGCGTAATAGGCCGCTTCATCGCCCCACCACCATGTCAAGTTAGGGCCGCGCAGATTGTCCGGCTCGGATGCCGTTCTGAAAAAAACTTCTGAACCATTATTCATCAGAATGGTCATCTCAGATTTGTTGATTTTATCGATGTGAGGGCGTGCAATCTGGAGAAATGTTCTCCAACTGGCGTCCTTCAACATGCGGTAGGTTGGCGCAGTCACCATGCCGGTATTCGGTATTTGAATTTCTTGCCCCGCAAGCCTTCCTTGCGAAGCGAGCAGCGCACGAACAGCGCCCGCATACGACTTACCAGACCCGATACCGGCGACGAACGCCAATGCCTCACAGGGGTCGTAAATAAAATCGGCCTGCTCTTGGTAGAGGTGAATTTTAGGTATTGTTGCCGCTGATGATTTCATGCTCATCCATTACCAGTATTGGTGGACTCGTCCGACTCGGAATCACGACGAGGTTAATGATCGGCCGAGCTATTGGCTCAGGATCGATCTTCGTCGGTAAAGGTGGCCCGTCGATTTGATCCATCACCAACCTAGCTAGTGTCACCCATTCCTTGCCACTGAGTTGTATTTGGCGCGGTGTGCCGTCTGCGGCGGGGCCGAAATCCAGCGAGCCAGTGGTCAAGCCCTCCCAGACTTTTTGAGCAAACACGCGCACAGCTTGGACGGATGCACCGCCCGAATCGACTTTCTTTTTGCCCGCCTGCTCTAAGAGATGCGTCAATGCCCTCTGCTTGGGCGGGCGTCCTTTTGGATTACCACTTTGTCCGGGCAAAAAAGGCATGAACACACCTCGCTCCTCTCTAATCTTCTAGGGTTGGCGGCTTTTCCCTTGACGGCACGGTAATCAAAGTAATAGCCATTGGTTGTTGATTCTGGGGTTGCCCCTTCTTAACTCCCATCAAGTCGTTTTGTCGATCCATGATGTGCAGCGCCCGGTCTAGTGCGTTATCGCGCCCGCCGCGTGCTTCCTCCCAGACCCCATTCAGCAACACGTCAAACCGTTTCATCTGAATGTGCAAAAAAGTTGACATTTGCTCGGTGTACTGCTTACGCCATTCGTTGACAATCGCCTTCACATCACCCGATACCGTCGCCTTGCTCACGTTGAGCGCCGCCGCGATGTCCTTTTGACTCGCCCCCGCCAGCAGGTTTGCGGCTACCACGTTGCGGCGATGCTGAATCTGCGCCCGCTTCCCCGTGTTCGGACGTAATACGTTTCCGGTCATCCTTAGCTCCATTTGTGTTTTCGATAGTCGCGTCGAGCAGCGCTTCTAAGTCCGCCCCCGACCTAATTCCCGCTTTCTTGAGTCTGGCCGCCAGCTTCGCGGGTAACGTCCGCCCCAGCACCGACTCCACCGGCACGGCGCGCTTAGGGTCAATCGCCTCGCCCACGTCGTCCAGATAGCCCGCTTGCAGGTCATTCATGTGCCGTGTGAAAATCTCCAAGACCAACATCATGGCCGTGGCCGCGCTCTTGATGCCGTAAGCCGACCCCGCCGCTTCAAGCGCGTCCATCGCCTTGTCATAATCCGACCAGCGCATCAGCCAGAAGGCCTTCGCAGACCCCGCCGCCTTACGCGCCGATTCCAGCGCCGCCGTCACGCCTTCAACCTCATGCGGCAGGAAGGTTAAGGCGATGGTCTGGAATTGCAGCGCCGCCTCCGACAACGACGCAATCGACACAGCGGTCAGCAAGTTGAGTTTTTTGTCATCCAATCCGCTGTACAGCCGCATATCCACATCGTCGATTTCCTGATATAGCGTTTTCAGGATAGCCGGGTCATCATCGCCGAACAGTTCATTGTGAGAAAGCTGAATGGCAATCAGTCGGTTTTTCGTCAATGGGTCATCTGTCAGCGTGACATCAATCGTCACCAGCCCGGCTACAATGGCCGCCTTAACTCGATGATTACCGGAGATAACTCGATATACTGGCGGATCGGACGCCGTGCCATCAGCGTCAAAGACGCGCACTGCAAACGGCGTGTTTCCTGTCATGCCGCCGTCGCGCTTGAAGTTATCAACCAGCCGAGAGAATTTCTCGTTTGGCATGTAATGCGCGTTGACCTCCAGCAGCCTCAGCCCTCTGGGGTCGAGGCGTTCGGTGCGCGTCGTGATGCGTGTTTCTTCAGCCACAAGTCGAGTCCTTCTTTGAGCGTCCACCGACCCACGTCAGCGATGTAATTTAGGGCGTAGCGCATTTTGCTAGAGTCGTCCGCGTCCTCGTTCCAGTCCTTGTTTTCCTTCCGGCTGACCATCTCGAACAGCCCGCGATATTTCATGGAAACCGGATTTTGCGTGAAGGCCGTCGTCATAATTCGGCGCACACGGTGACGGGTCATCCGCTCGGCCAATATCTGACTCTCGCGGCTCAGGGCGGCCATCAGCACCAGTTTCGACAGGCGCGGGTAATCCGTCGGCGCGACGGCGAAATCTGACAGCAAATACACCGTGTCGGCGTCACTGTAGGCTTTCTGAGACCCGAATGCGAACGCGCCGATGAGCGCCTCTCCCACCCACACCCCCACCGCCAGCGCGGGCGTGGCGGGCTTGATGGCCGGATTCAAGTAGGTGGCGCGCAGCGCGTTGAAGATGTCCACCTTTAGCGGCGCAATCCGTAGCAGCCCGTCCACCGCCTCACCGACGGACAGGCGCGGCAGGCCAGCCGGTGGGATCGCCTTGCCGGGCGCAATCACCCGCCGCGTCTCTCGGTTGCCATACACATACACCGGCGCGCCGAACTTGGTGGTTTGGGCGAACCCGCGTAGATGCTCATCGAAGGCTTCCAGCCGCACCGGTAGGCAAAACGTCCAACAC